TCTTCTCGGATACGCCAGCAGCAAAACGAGTTTTTTTGGAGAAGAGAGAGTCGGGGAGAGAGAAGAGGAACCCCGAAATAGTTCTTGCAATTGTCCTCAAGGTGTGGTTAGGCTGAGGGTATGGAAACAAACAAGGGAGGAATCATGAAGGGCAAGTTCACACCAATCGAAGTGGGCGATCAGGTAATGGTCAGTCACTACTTCGGAGAAGAAGTGAGCAGCGCAGTGGTGATCGACATCACTGCTGACTTGAAGAAGGGACTGCTCTACAAGGTCAAGTTCGATTCGGATGGACTTGTTGAGGACTACAAGTCGTCAAGCCTGAGCCACAAGGGGGTGAACTGATGAACACAGCAATGACAACACTGAGCCAGATCACCAAAGGAACTGCGATGGCACTTGGCTTGCGCAACTTCATGACCGATGAAGAGGGCAAGACACTGCAGGCTTCCTTCGGAAGAGGCAACAACAAGATTCTGCGTATCACCTTGAACGGCAGGGATCTCTACGATGTGGAGGCGACGAAGATGAGTTTCCGCACCTTCGAGATCACGAAGCGTCGTGAGTTCTCTGATGTTGGTTGCGAGGATCTGAATCGCATCCTGATGATCATCGAAAGTGAGGGGTGGTGAAGCAGCGCAGAGGGCTGGCAGAAGTTCAGCCCATTGCTGCAGAACTGCTCGACTTCTTCACTGGTCAGGGCTTGACCTGCGAACTGGGTGGATCCCTGCGCAGGCAGGCACCGACAGTGGGTGATGTGGACATCGTGATTCGCTGTGAATCTCTCGACGAGATTGATCTTCCAGACTGGCTGGAGTATTCCCGATGCGGATCCAAAGTCGCACACGGAGTCATGACCTTGGAAGATGGCAGCGAGTTGGGTGTCGATCTGTGGGCTGCTCGCCCTGAGCAGTGGGGTGCGTTCCTTTGGTACATCACTGGATGCAAGGAACTGAATGTGATCATGCGCAGGCTCGCAATTGCACAAGGGCTGAAGTTGTCACAGTTCGGAGTGTTCCGTGACGATGTGCAGATTGATGATGGGACAGAAGAAGGTGTCGCTGCTGTGCTTGGCATGGATTGGATCGCACCAGTGGATCGCCAACGCTATGTGACTGGTCAGCCAGTCATCGGAACCGAAACAGAAGTCCTTGCTTCTTCTGGCTCTGGTTCATACAAGGTCACAGAGACTGATGGTGTGTGGTCGTGCACTTGTCCTCACCACAGTTTCCGTCGTGTGGAGTGCAAGCACATCCGCTTGGTGCGCACATCTGTGGCACACTAGACACCCGACTACAAGGAATCGTGATGGGTGGCAAAGGATCTGGAGGACATAACAGGAAGCCAGTTGAGCGCAAGATACGGACAGGCAATCCGTCTGGGCGCAAACTTCCTGATGCACCTTTGGCTGAAGTGGTTGGGCTGCCTTCTTCCCATGTGCCAACACCGCATCGCCCTTTGGGGAAACAGGGCAGGGAGTTGTGGGATCAGGTTTGGCAGTCTGGTGCTGGCTGGCTGAAGCAGCAGATGGACACCGAACTTGTGTTGATGCTGTGTGAGGCAACAGAGGAACGCACACGCTTGCGAGTCAAGTTGCAGAATGAACCTGATGCTTGGAGAGATCGTCGAGCACTGCGTGAACTCGATCGACAGATCATCACACTGCTCGGGCAGATAGGATTCACTCCATCAGAGCGAGGGCTACTAGGGACGGGGGAAGTGAAGCGACATGAGTTCAGCGACCTCCACAAGAGGATTGCCCAAAAGCGCACAGCCTCAAAGTAAGTGGCGACCAGCGTTCTACACGCCACGCAAATACGCTGAGACAGACGGCGATGAGATCATCGCATTCGCTCAGGAACACTTCACAGTGCTGAAAGGCTTCAGGGCTGGAAGTGCACTGGAGTTCACCAACTGGCAGAAGTGGCTACTGCGTGGACTCTTTGAACGCACCGATACTGGAAGGCTGCGTTATCGCAGGGCACTGATTGGGCTCCCACGCAAGAACGGCAAGTCGCTCATGATGAGTGCGGTCGGTGTGTATTCCATGATCGCTGGTGAAGCAGGATCTGAGATCTACGCCATCGCCAATGACAGGCAGCAGGCACGAATCATTTTCAACGAAGCGAAGCAACAGATCCAAGCCAGCCCACTGCTGGCAGCAGAAGCCACCGTGTATCGAGATGCAATCGAAATGCCAAGGTTCGGGTCAGTGTTCCGTGTGCTGTCATCAGAAGTCAGAGCGCAAGCAGGACTGAACCCAACCGTCACCCTGTTCGACGAAGTATGGGGACAAAAGAACGACGACCTTTATGACCAGATGACTCTCGGATCTGGAAACAGATTGGAACCAATCACAGTCGGAATCACAACAGCAGGATTCGACCTTGACACCTTGGCTGGTCGCCTCTACCAGTACGGCAAACAAGTTACAGCAGGAGAGATCGACGACGAAACCTTTGGCTTCTGGTGGTGGGAAGCACCCGAAGATGCAGACATCAACGACCGCAAAGCATGGATGATTGCGAACCCAAACCTCGCTGAAGGACTGCTCGACCCTGAGGATCTTGCCACTGCTGTGAAGCAAACAGCAGAAAGCAGCGTGAGAAGGTGGCGACTGAACAACTGGACACGCTCACAGGAATCGTGGCTGCCAACTGGTGCATGGGAACAGTGCGTCGCACACGACCTTGACCTCGACCCTGACCTGCCCGTGTGGGTGGGAATCGACATGGCGTTGAAGCGAGACACCATCGCAGTCGTGGTCGCTCAACCACAGGAAACAGAAACAGGAGAACGAGTGGTCGTTAGAGCGAAAATCTGGCAGCCCAAACTGGAAGGAGTGGATGTGGCAGGAGTGGAAGCACACCTAGTGGAACTGCACAACGCCTACGAGGTGCGAGAGTTTGTGTACGACCCTGCATTCTTTGAGCGTTCAGCAGAAGCACTCTCCGACAGAGGCTTGAACATGATCGAGTTCCCACAGAGCGCAAGCAGAATGATCCCTGCCTGCGGTCACACCTATGAACTGATCGTCGCCAAGAAGGTCGCCCACGATGGATCACCAGTGTTCACCGATCAAGTTCTCTCGGCAGCACAACGAATGAGTGCTAATGGTTGGACACTGAGCAAAGGAAAAAGCAAGCGCAAGATCGACGCCTGCATTGCTATGGTGATGGCGTTGGATAGAGCAACTAGAAAACCTGCACCCGATGCGGTGCCAGCAGTATTGGACATCTGGACATGAACAAAAGAGAAGTGATCACTTCAGCGATGGAAGCAGTCGGTGGAGTGTTGATCGTCGTCGGTATCGCAAACTTCAGTGTGCCTGTCGGTGTTATTGTGGCAGGGCTTCTTCTACTTGTCCTCGGAGGTTTGGCAGCATGAGTTTCTGGCGCAAAGGTGAGAGTCGTGCGCTGCCGACAAACATTGATCCGTATCAGATCACTGCTCGCCCCTTCTATCAAAACTATTCAGGGGAGATCGTCACCGAATACACAGCGTTCGCACACAGTGCAGTTCTCTGCGCAGTGACCATCCTCGCTGACTCTGTTGCGTCAATGCCAGTGGAAAGAATCAGAGAACGAGCAGGGCGCATCGAGAAACTCAACACACCTTCTGTGTTCGTCAAACCGAATGACCATCAAACGATGTTCGAGTTTGTGCACCAAACCATTCTGACTCTCGCCTTGCATGGCAATGCATACATTTACGCCCCGAAGGGTTCGGATGGTTTGCCAGTTGAGATGCGCAACATCCACCCGAAGAAGATCAAAGGCATCGTCGAAACAGACACTGGCGAAATGATCTACGAGATCGGCAAGATGGAATACAGCAGCAAGGACATCTACGCAATTCACTGGATGCTTCTGCCAGATCAGCGTCGTGGCATCAGCCCACTTGAAACGATGCGCAACACCATCGGAACTGGTTTGGCTATGGACAGATTCCTCGCACAGTTCTATGGGGAAGGTGCGACACCTTCATCTGTTCTTGAAACAGATCAGGCACTAACACCGCAGCAGGCTGCACAAATCCGTGATAACTGGATGGAATCCCACTGGAAACACCGCAAGCCTGCCGTGCTTCAGGGTGGCTTGAAGTGGCGCAGCATCACGACAAGTGCATCCGACATGCAGATGCTTGAGCACAAAGAGTCCATCGTGCGTGACATTGCCCGTGTGTATCGCATCCCACTGCACCTGATCCTTGGCACTGGTGGAGATTCACAGACTTACCAGAACATCGAAGCGATGGGAACAGCGTTCTACAAATACACACTGCTCGGGTGGGTGCGCAGATTGGAAGAGTCCCTGTCGTCAATGCTTCCTGCAACACAGAAGGTTCGCCTGAATGCTGATGAGTTCCTTCGTGCTGACCTGACTACTCGTGTCCGTGCACAGCAGGCACAGATCATGAGTGGAACACTCACACCGAATGAGGCACGACAGATTGAGAATCGTGAACCGTATGAAGGTGGCGATCAGTTTGTGCTCGGCTTGGCTGGTGCACCGATGGCTGGTGTTGAGGGTGGCGATCTGCCTACTCTTGGCGTTGATCGAGTACCACCAGAGGTCTAATCATGAAGGCATACAAAGTGACTGTGACCGATACCGTCGTCGAACTTGTCTCAAGAGACAACATCAATCGTGGCGTATGGGTACAGATCGAAGGCAATAACACCGTTTACATTGGCGGATCGAATGTGACTTCAGATCAGGGCTTCCCGATTGTGAAGCACACTGCGCCAATTCAGGGTGCGCTCGGTGTTGGTGATGGTCTGTGGGGAATCTGTGCGTCTGGACAAACAGAAGTGATCCGCATCATCACGCCCGATCAGGACTCCTGATGCCATACGGAATTAGCGACAAGCAGAGCGACTGCAGCAATTGGGCTGCAGTCAAACAAGAGTCCGATGGATCGCTGACCACGCTCGCCTGCTACGACACAAAGCAGGAAGCGATTGATCGCATGGTGGCTCAATCGTTGGCTGAAGGCATGGAACCTGCAGGTGAACTTTCTGCTCGCCAGTTGCCAATGATGGAAGAACCAGAAGAGCCAGAGGAAGAGGGCGAAGAGTCCGAAGAGGAAATGCTCGAAGGGCTTGCCGAGATGGTCGAGAAAGGTCTGACGCCAAGACAGTTTGCAATGTATGACCTGTACGAAAAGATCGCTGAGAAGTTTGGTGTGTGGAATCAGGGCATCGGTGCTGATGGTGCTCACTATGTTGCGCAGTCTCCGTTCGCATCGCAGGGAATGGTTTGCAGCAATTGTGTTCTGTATGAGGGCGGAAAGCGTTGTGAGATCGTCGAGGGTGAGATTGAGCCAAACGGCATCTGCAAACTGTGGGTGATCCGTGAAGGGCTGCTGACTTCTGAACCACTGGAAGAAAGTTCAGATGAAGAGATCCGTCAAGTCAGCCTGAAAGCACCAGCGTTCATGAGGGCATCGGCTCGTCGTGGCATCGCTCTTCACGAAGAAGGATTCTCTGGAGATGGGCTGAAGCCTCAGACAGTTGAAGATGCACGAAAGATGGCTGCAGGAGATGTGACCGAGGAGAAGTGGCGCAAGATCGCACCGTGGATTGCACGACACATCGTTGATCTTGACGCAGTGCAGGAAGGCGAAGTGACTGCTGGACTGGTGGCAATGCTGCTCTGGGGTGGTGGATCATCCAAGGCTTCTGCCCGTCGTGCACAGGAGTACGCCGAAAGAATTGTTGCGAGACTCGATGCAGAGGAAGAGAGAGCACCTGCACCACCGAAGGATCAGATCTTCGGAAGTGATGAGAATCCCCAAGGCTCTGCAGCAGGCAAAGAGGGCGACATCGATTTGAGTGAAGCCACCGAAACTGCATTGCAGAACAAGGCTGATGAGCACAACGCCAAGATGGAAGAGCAGGACAAACCAGCATGGACAAGGGTTCGGGTTGGTGCTCTGCGTTCTGTTTACCGTCGAGGCGCAGGCGCATTCTCAACATCACATCGCCCGAACATGACTCGTGGACAGTGGGCGATGGCAAGAGTCAATGCGTTCCTGTATCTGTCAGCCAACGGCAAACCAGAGAACGAGAACTATGTGACCGACAATGATCTTCTGAATCCTGAGCATCCGAAGTATTCGGGTGACTAGGATCGGTCACTAGAAAAAACTCGAATCGTAGAAGTAAGGTAGTTGCGCTATGACCGACACCGTGCAATGGATCGCCACACCAGTTGATGAGCGCAGGACGATTGCGTATTCCAATCTGGAGGTTCGTGCAGAGAATGACGGCAAGACACTGATCGGCTATGCAGCAGTGTGGGATTCGCCTTCAGAGTTCATGGGGTTCACTGAGTTTGTGAAGCGTGGTGCGTTCACTAAGACACTGAATGATGGTGCAGATGTGCGTTTGCTTATCGATCATGATGGTGTTCCGTTGGCTCGCACTAAGTCAGGCACGATGGCATTGGAAGAGGACGAGCGTGGGCTGCGTGTCGAGGCTGAACTTGATCCAATGAATCCTGATGCTGCTCGCATCATGTCGGCAATGAAGCGTGGTGATCTTTCGCAGATGTCTTTCGCCTTCCGCACTATCAAGGACAACTGGAATCCAGACCGCACTGTGCGTGAACTTCGTGAAGTGCAACTGTTCGATGTGAGTGTTGTGACCTTCCCTGCTTATGAGCAGACCGTCGCTGAGTTGCGCCGTAAGCAGGAGACTGCTACCGTGCAAACAACTTCGGGTGTGCTTCTGCGTAAAAACCAGATCGCACTGCAGAAGTTTCGCAGCCGTTAGACAGCCGACCCGTTGAGGTCACTGAGTTCCTAACACTGAGAGGAACCATCAACAACGATTGACCATCGGAGGTCATCATGTCATTCAGTAAGTCACTTATCGAAAAGCGTGACGCTGCATTGGCGAAGGCGGAAGCCATCGTCGAGGCTGCTCAGGCAGAGGCTCGTGAACTCACTGCAGACGAGGACAAGGCAATTGCCGACTCGCTCGCAGAAGTGCGTTCACTTGATGAGCAGATCGTTACCCACAGCGAACTCGAAAAGCGTTCGGCTGAGGCTGCGGAACTGCGCAAGGAAAAGAAGATTGATCAGGTCGTTGCGCCTGCAGTCGTGAAGTCGGAAGCCCGCACCTACCGTTCTGGTGGCGAGTTCTCCTTCATTGCTGACGCATACGCTGCTCAGTTCAACAACGACTTCGCTGCGAAGGATCGTCTTGCTCGTCACATGAACGAGGAAAAGATCGAGCGTCGTGATGTCACCAGCGCAAACTTTGCTGGTTTGGTCGTTCCTCAGTACCTGACAGAACTGGCTGCACCGTTTGCTCGTGCTGGTCGCCCTGTGGCTGATGTGGCTCGCAAGCATCAACTTCCGCCTGCAGGACTCACGCTGAACATCAGCAAAGTCACGACTGGTTCTTCGGTCGCTCTTCAGACCGAAGGTGCTGCTGTGTCCGAGACGAACATGGACGACACGCTGCTCACGATCAATGTCAAGACTTACGCAGGTCAGCAGAATGTCAGCCGTCAGGCTCTCGAGCGTGGCACTGGTGTCGATTCGTTGGTCATGGCTGACCTCGTTTCGGCTTACCACACCGCACTCGATGCTGCTGTGGTTTCACAGATGACGACCGACATCACGCAGGTCATCACCTACACCGACGCTTCGCCTAGCGTGGCTGAGTTGTACCCGAAACTGTTGGATGCCGTTCAGCGCATTCAGACGAACTTCTTCGGTGGTCCGAACTTCATCGTGATGCATCCTCGCCGTTTGGCTTGGATCCTCTCTTCGGTGGACACGACCAACCGCCCGTTGGCTCTGCCAGTTGGTAACGGTGCATTCAACGCCGTCGCTGTTGGTCAGGGTTCTGTGGTGTATGGAAACAGTGGCTACACGATCGCAGGCTTGCCTGTCATCACCGATGCCAATGTGACCACCACCAACGGCGCAGGAACCAACGAGGATCTGATCTACATCGGCAACACGCAGGAACTCCACCTTTGGGAAGAGGGTTCTGGCGAGCCGATGATGCTGCGCTTCGAGCAGCCGAAGGGATCGGAACTCGATGTCCAGATGATCGTGTACGGGTACTCGGCATTTACTGCCAATCGTTACCCGAATGCGTTCGCTTACATCGGCGGAACGGGTTTGGTCACGCCAACCTTCTGAATCTGATTCAGAAACAAATTGCAGTGGTGCTGGTAGTCTCGGCTGCCAGCACCATTTGCATTTACGGAGACAACACATGAATGTGAGACTGATTGATGCGCTGCTGATTGAGCGCAGAGGATACGAGATGAGGGGACTCAAGGATCGAGTCCGTTTGATTGATGAACAGTTGCGAGCATTGGGCTACATCCCAGAGAACCTGCCTGCAACAGAGATTGCTGCTGTTGAGAGGATCGTCGAGAAGGCTGCAGCCAAGAAAGCAATAAGGCGCAAGGCATAACCGATGGCAATCACCAATGGCTACGCCACGCTCAGCGAGGTCAAGGCTTCACTGCGCCTGACCGACAACACTGACGATGCTCTGTTAGAGAGGGCTATCGAATCAGCCTCCCGTCGCATCGATGGGTACTGCGGAAGGTTCTTCTACAAGACGAGCCAAACACCAGTGACGATGTACCCGATCAACGAGTTCCTGCTCGCATTCCCGAATGATGTAGCGAACACCAGTGTGACCATCAAGATCGACACGAACGCTGATGGAACTTACGCAACCACTCTGGTGCAGGGGACTGATTACATTCTCGAACCAACGAACGCACCGTTGCAGGGCTACCCGTATTTGCATGCTCGCATGGTTGGTGGTCAAACATTTCCACTGGATGTGCTGCCCTCGTTTCCGACAGTGCAGGTCACTGCACAGTGGGGATGGAATGCTGTGCCGTCTGATGTGAATCAGGCTTGCATTCTGTTGGCGATGCGTCAGTTTGCTCGCTTGAACTCTGCTCTGGGTGTGGTTGGGTTTGCTGACATGGCGATCAATGTCCGTGCAGTCGATCCTGATGTGCGTGACCTGCTGAACCAGTTCGTGGTGTTTGGGGTTATCTGATGCCAGCAACAGTCAGCCAAGTCGCTGCTGGTCTGGCTGCTCGACTGGCAACGATCTCTGGGCTGCGAGTCACCACTTACCAGCCAGAGCAACTGAATCCGCCGTTCGCCTATCCGCAGATCAATCGGGTCGATTATCACCGAGCATTCGCTGGTGGTGATGTGGTCATGGATTGGACAGTGCATGTGGTGGTGGGTCGTTGGGTGGATCGTGTGTCGCATTCGCTGCTTGATGACTTCCTTTCCTACTCTGGTGCGAAGAGTGTTCGTGCTGCGATTGAAGGCGACCCGACATTGGGTGGAGTTTGCTCGACGCTGATAGTACGATCAGGTGCAGACATCACCAGCCTTGATGCTGGCGGTGCAGAGTTTTTGCAGATTCAATTTCAGTTGGAAGTTCACGGATAGGAACATCATGAGCAAATACAAGATCGTGAGCAGCAAACTTGCTGTCGGAAAGATCGACGACACTGTGGACGAAGAAGTGTTCGATGGGTGTAACATCGGTGCGCTGATTGATGCAGGGCACATCGTTCCTGTTTCTTTTGCTAAAGTTTCCAAGAAGTCCGAAACAGAACAGGAATAAGTCATGGCACAAATCGTTCTCAAAGATGCTGACATCACGGTGAATGGTGTGGTTCTGTCCGACAGGGCAAACTCTGTTGAATTGAACTACGAGGTCGAAGCAGTCGAAGTGACTGCGTTCGGTGGCAACCGTTCTTTCATCGGTGGGCTGCAGAACAACACGATCACGATTGAGTTCATGCAGGACTTTGCAGCAGGTGAAGTCGAAGCGACGATCTTCCCGTTGGTCGGAGAGCAAACCACTGTGACGGTTCGTGCAAGTTCAGCAGCAACCAGTGCAACGAATCCTCTCTACACCGTCACTGGCACTTACCTTGCGTCGCACACTCCTGTCGCTGCGACCGTTGGCGAGTTGGCGATGACGAGCCTCACCTTCACTGGCGGAACGCTGGTCAAGACGACCTCGTAATTAGACAACTAAACAAGTAGAAGGAGAAGCAGTGAAGATTTCGTTGCGTGTTACATACAACGATGGAAACACATCTGATGTCGATGCTGTGTTTGCTGACTTTGTTTCGTTTGAGCGCACTTGGCAGCGCAGCGTCACGAAGTTTGAGGCGGAGATTCGTCTGACTGATTTGGCTTGGCTTGCTTGGAGTGCTGAGACACGAGCCAAGAAAACTGCACTGAAGTTTGATCCTGAGTGGATTGGGACTGTGCTGAATGTCGAGATCCGTGAGGAAGAAGAAGCCGACCCAAAAGCCAGTTAGGTGACGACTCTGTTCTTTATGGCATCGCATTCCTTGCTGTAGAGACTGGAATCGCACCGTCACTGTTGATGCAAGAAGATGAAGTCGTGATCGGCTTGATGTTTGATGTGCTGAAGAAACGGAACAAGGCTGCTCGCCGTCGCTAGTAGTATCGCCACACGATGGCTGCACGAATTGGACTTGAAGTGTATGGGGTTCGTGAAACGATTGCGTACCTGCAGAAGTTTGAGGTCGAGGCGTACAAGAAGATCACGAAAGAACTGAAGGATGAAGTGCGCCCTGTGGCTGATGCTGTGGGGCGTGAGTTCCCTGACGAGCCACTGTTGAACTGGCATAGCAGTGGTGGCAGGTTGCAGACGAGAAGTCGTTTGCCTGAATACAACGGAGCGAAAGCAAGAAGCAGTGTGCGCCCTGCTACTTCTACTCGTAAGCCTAAGCAGGGACAGGCACGAGGAATCTTGCGTCTGCAGCAGATGGATGGTGGCGGTCAGGTGTATGACTCTGCAGGATCTGTGACTGCTGCTGGTATCGATTCGATGGGTGGGAAGTTCATCATGAACTTGGACAAACATCTGAACACGAAGAGCAGGCAGGGCAAGTATCGCAGCCGTGTGATGTATCCTGCGACGGAAAAGTATTTGCCACAGATCACCGATGCTGTTCAGAAGATCATCGATGACTTCGGGGGCGAAGTGCAGAAGAACATCAATAGGAAGTGACCGATGGCTGTTGGCGTAAACATAGTTTCGCAGTTTGATTCTTCGGGAATCAAGAAGGCGATCACGGACTTCAAGAAACTCGAGGGCGCAGGTGCAAAGAGCACCTATGCCTTGCGCACTTTCGATAAGGCGATGACGAATGGTTTGGTGAACCTTGGGAAGTTCGCTGCAGGTGTCGGTGTTGCTGCTGGTGCTATTGGCTACAAGTTGGCTTCTGCTGCCTATGAATCACAGAAGGTGATGGCGCAGACGACTCAGATCATTGCTGCTACTGGTGGCGCAGCGAATGTCACTGCTTCTCAGGTGGAGAAACTGTCGCAGAAGTTGTCAATGCAGATCGGTGTCGATGATGAACTTATTCAGAAGTCAGCGAATCTGCTGCTCACCTTCAAGCAGGTGCAGAATCAGGTCGGGCTGAATAACAACATTTTCGACCGTGCAGTGATTGCTGCTCAGGACTTGGGCAGTGTGTTTGGTTCTGCTGATGCTGCAGCAATGCAACTCGGCAAAGCGTTGAGTGATCCCGAGAAGGGAATCACTGCACTGCGTAGGGCTGGGATCAACTTCACAGAACAACAGAAGGCACAGATCAAAACACTGGTCGAGTCTGGTGATGTGCTCGGTGCACAGAAACTGATTCTGGCTGAAGTGGAATCACAGGTCGGTGGGACTGCTGCTGCTTCTGCCACGGGGTTCGAGCGCATGCAGGTGGCATTGGGGAATGTGGCTGAAGAGTTTGGTGCACAACTAATTCCCTACATTGAACGCTTCGCCAACTTCGTGATCGAGAAAGTTGTGCCGTATCTCAGCAACCTTTCAGCAGTGATTGGCAAAGAGGGTGTGGCTGGTGCAATCAAAACACTGGCGACTGACTTCGTTGGGCTGATCGAGAACGGTGGGAAGTTCACCAACATTCTGCTCGGGTTGGTTGCAGCCTTCACTGCGATTCGACTGGTCACTATTGCTGCAACAATTTCACAGAGTCTTTTCAATGTGGCTCTGTTTGCCAATCCGATTGGTATCACTGTCGCTGCTGTGATCGCATTTGGTGTTGCTCTTGCTGCCCTGTATCTGAAGTTCAAGCCAGTGCGAGATGCCGTGAATGCATTCGGAAAGGCTCTAATGTATGCGTTCCAGTGGGTAGCCGAGAAGGTCATCAACTTTTTCATCGGGGCGATCAACGGTGTCATCGATGTTCTGAATGCGTGTATCTGGGTGGCGAACAAACTTGGCGCAGACATCGAGCCAATTGGGAAGATCGGAAAAGTTGCATTCGGTGAATTGGGTGATGCTGCACACGGGGCTGCAGTGGACATCAATCAAGTGCGAGCACAGTTCCAAGGGCTGCGTGAAGATAGGAACCTGTCCCCTGTGTACCGTCAGGTGCAATCCGTGACTCGTGCTACCAAAGATCTCAAAGATGAAACAACTGGTGCAGGTGCTGCAACCAAAACAGCACAGCAAGAGTTGCAGGAATACATTGATGCCCTCAAAGGTGTGTCGTCTGCGCAGAGGGCTGCCCGTGATGCGACGAAGGCTGTCACCAATGCCAACCTGAAGGCTGCTGCAGCCAACACAAAACTGGCTGAGGCACAGCAGTATTTCCAGCAGGTCGTATCTGGCTACGGTGCTGGATCTCGTCAAGCGATGACACAGCAGCAAGCATTGGCTCAAGCACAACGCAAGGTAGAACGCTCTGGGTATGGAGTAGAGCAGGCAGTATTCGCTGTCGCTAAGGCTGAGGAAGAACTCGCTGCAATCCGCCTCGATCCTCAAGCATCAGCAACTGCTATTCGTGAAGCCGAGATCGCCCTCGCTGAAGCAAAACTGAATGTGCAAGATGCAACCGACTCACAGACAGAAGCAACCAATGAACTCGCTGCTGCAGAGTCTCGCCTCGATGAGATCATCAATGGTGCGAAGGAAGGATCTGATGCCTACAGGGAAGCATTGGATGCACTCAATGATGCGAAGCGTGAGCAGGCTGAATCAGTTGATGCCGTGACTGCTGCATTGGAAAGAGAGAAAGAGGCAATCGATGCTGTGCGTGAGGCTGAAAAGAAACTGAAGGAAGAGCGCAAGGACATCACTGCACCGCAGGCTGCTAGAGCCGAGGCACAGGTGAATGGCATCGCACCTGCTACTGGTGGTTCGACTGGACTGTTTCCGTCATTCATGCAGGCAGTGCAGGCACTGCATCCAAACAGTCGTGCGCTGGACTCTGCCACACCCGTTCGTGCTGCGAAAGCACAGTTCCCCAAACTGTATGAAACCTACAAGGCAGCAGGGCTTGCCCTTGCTCAAGGTGGCATCGTTACTAGTCCGACGACTGCCCTGATTGGTGAGGCAGGTGCTGAAGCAGTGGTGCCGTTGGATCGCCTCGAATCTGGAATGAACATCACAGTGAACATCAACGCTGGAATGGGCACTGATCCTGCAGCATTAGGCGACGAGATCGTGAATGTGTTGCAGCGTTACAACCGCAGGAATGGTGCGCTTCCACTGAAGGTGGCTTGAGATGACTACAACTCTCGGGTGGGGTGAAGATGTTCAGGTCACGATGGAACTTGGGTTCCCGATCAACAAGTTCACTCTGAATGATCCGACGCTTGGGCAACTGAATGGATTGGGCACACTCGATGGATCTCTCACGCCTATCGATGTTTCGGAATACTGCAAGTCTGTTTCTATTTCTCGTGGGCGACCTGACCAGTTGCAGAACTTCAACGCTGGAACCACCACGATTGCATTGAACAACACGGACAGAAGGTTCGACCCGATCAATGAATCGTCACCGTATTGGGATGCAGACGCAGGGCGAAGTGGCATTGTTCCTCGTCGCAGGGTGCAGGTCATCTCTGAGGGTGTCGAGATCTTTTCTGGTCGTATCACCGACATCGATGTGTCGTACAGACCGACAGACTCATCCACTGCAGACAACAGTGTGTGTGTGATCACTGCTGCAGACGACTTTGTGCTTCTAGCCAACACAGCAACCGAAAGTGATCTGACTCCAGCAAACGAACTGAGTGGTGCACGAGTTGAATACATTCTTGACCTTGCCGAAGTTGATTACCCGTTGGCGACACGCAACATTTCTGCTGGCACTGTTGGGCTTGGCACATACCAGATTGATGCAGGCACTAACGCATTGGAGTATTTGCAGCAGGTTGCCACCGCAGAACAAGGCTATTTCTACATCGCTGGCAATGGCGACCTGACTTTCACTGACCGTCTGTTCGCAACCTTCACCACCATCGCAGCATCATTCTCCGATGACGGCACAGAGATCCCGTACACCAATCTTGAAGTGATCTACGGACAGGAGTTCCTCTACAACAAGGTGATCGCACAGCGTGTGGGTGGCACACCACAGGTCGCTGACGACACGGACTCGCAAACCGAGTTCGGCATCACCACGCTCACGCTCACCGATCTATTGCTGGATGATGACACCGCAGCAGGCGAACTTGCCGATGACCTTCTCGCTAGATACAGCGAACCCGAATACAGGTTCGACAGGCTGCAAACCATCTACAACAATTTGACTGCAGCACAGCAACTCACTCTCTCGACACTCGAGATTGGTGATGTGATTGAGATCACACGCACCTACCCTGTCGGCACTCCTGCATCAGTTACGAAGGCAGCAAGTATCGAAGCGATCAGTCACACGATCACGCCCTCATCTCATGTGATCGAGTTCGGTTTGGCAGTAACTGATGTTCTATCTGAGTTGATCCTCGATGATCCTGTGTTCGGTCAGTTGTCCTCGACCAATGCTCTTGCACCGTCACAGTTGCAGCCGTTCTTCATGGACTTGGCAGCAGTCGATTCCGACTTCACCTTCACTGCGTAAGATAGGATCGGGCGCACTATGGCTGGATTAGGTGGCAAGAACTGGTCGTTCGAGGAGGAAGTGACATCCTCTGATGTGAACGGATACTTAGCGGATCAGGTGGTGATGCGTTTTGCTGATACTGCTACACGCACCGCAGGTTTTGGTGGTGCTGGTGAGCCGACTCTCGCAGAGGGCATGGTGTCGTATTTGGATGATGCGAACCGTGTGGACTTTTACAACGGGTCGGCATGGAAGCCCGTGAGTCAAATCTTGCAATTGGTAAGCACTACAAAAACCGACACATTCAGCACCAGCAGCACGACATACACGGACGCAACAGGCTTAAGTGTCAGTATTACGCCATCGGCAACATCAAGCAAGGTGTTTGTCATTGCAACCATTCATGCAACCGTAAATAATCTTGGTTATTTGTATTTGCAACTTGTCCGAGGCTCAACCGCAATTGCTGTTGGCGATGTGCGTGGCAGTAGGATTCAAGCATCAACCGTAGGCAACTCAAACCAAGACTTTACTTGGTTCCCGCACATAACCTATTTGGATTCACCAAGCACTACTTCTGCCACTACCTACAAAATACAAATCAAAACAGGACCAAGCACTGGAACTGCGTACATTAATCGGGGTGTAAGTGATACCGACAACACAACGTATTTTACTACTGTGTCGTCTATTACGGCAATAGAGGTGGCTGGATGATTGATTACAGCGCAATCCTGTCTCGTCGTTTCCCAGACGCTCAGTGGCACATGAACGCCGATGATTACGATCAGTTGGTTTGGTTGAGTGACACGCCGAAGCCAAGCCGTGAAGAACTCGATTCATTATGGAGCGAAGTTCAAACAGAGATCGTCGCTGAGGCTCAAGCCAAGATTGATGCACGAGAGTCAGCGTTGGTGAAGTTGGCTGCGTTGGGTCTTGACGAATCCGAGATCAAAGCACTGTTAGGCTAGGAGGACTTATGGCGATTACGGGAACGAAACTTTTTGCATCTGGGGATGTGCTTACTGCGAGTGACACGAACCAGTATCTGATGCGTGGTGTGAAGGTGTTCGCATCAACTGCGATCCGTGACGCTGCGTATGGCGGTGCTGGCGAACCGACACTCGAAGAGGGTGAGACTTGCTACATCACTGCGACTGACAAGGTGCAAACCTACAACGGTTCATCTTGGGTGGACATTGGTCCGTATTCTGAGCCGACCTACGCAACCGCAACTGGTGGAACCGAATCAAACATCACTGCTGGTGGTGTTGCTTACAAATTGCACACCTTCAACTCGTCTGCGAACTTGACGATCAGTGCTGCTGGGTATGTCGATGTTCTGCTTGTTGGTGCTGGTGGTCAGGGTGGTGGGTCTGGTGTGTCGCAGGGTGGTGGCGGTGGTGGTGGTGATTTGTTTTTCGCTTATCGGCAGTACCTGCTCGCTGGCACTTACGCTGTGACCGTTGGTGCTGGCAATACAACGAACGGTCGTCAGGGGGGTGCATCGAAGTTTGCTTCTTCCGAGAGTGGGATTGTTCTGTTCATTGCTTACGGTGGCGGAAGTGGGAACTACGGTGGCGGATGGAACACCTATGGTGGCAGTGCTGGCGGTGGCGGTGTATACGGCGGTGCTCAGGGTGGAGGGTATGTGCATTGGGGGTTTCACGGCAACGCTGGCGGAACTGCACCCAACGGTTCCGAAGCAGGTGGCGGTGGTGGTGCTGGAACTGCTGCGAGTGGGAAAACTGGTGGAAATGGTTTGGATGTTTCCGCATGGTTGGGACAGGTAGCAAGTACGACCATTCGTGGTGGTGGTGGTGCAGGAACCAGTGGCACTGCTGGAACTGGTGGCGGTGCAGCAAACACTGGTGGTGGAGGCAATGCAACATCGGGCAATAATGCTGGATACTCTGGCGTTGTTTATGTGAGGACGAAGCAGTGATGAGTGAGATCGTTGCAGCAAAGTTGGATGAATCTAATCGTGTGATCGATTTGATCGTGTCGTCTGCTGAATGGGCTGCACAAACCTACGGCGGTACTTGGATTCAGTTTGATCGTGATGAGGTTGGAGAAAATTATCCTGCGCACGACGATCTTTGGGATCCGAAAAAGAAAGTATTTGTGAAGAACTCAAGTGTTGCTGATCAGGTCTCACAGACCGAATCTGTGAAGGCGAAACTTGCTGCTCTTGGTTTGACCGATGAGGAGATCAAGGCTCTGATCGGGTAGTGCCATGCGCAGTTTGCGCTGGATTATTTATGCGCCAGTCGCAGTGATTGGTGTTTTCGCTTCTCCTGCAGTGGCGAGTGAGTTCATCACTTGGACTTGTTATGCGAATACTTCATGGCAGATGCAGCAACCTGCCGAGGATTATCAGGCAGGGCTGTATCCAACTTGGGCTGACTGTGAAGCATGGCGTGAAGGCACACCTGCCGAGGGCTGGCAGTGGTCGTATGGTGCTGGTGTTGCGACTACGACTTCCAGTTCGGTGGCTGTTTCCACCGTTCCGCCGACGACCACTTCAACTCTGCCTGCAACGACAACAACCGCAACGACTGAACCACCAACCACAACAGAAGGAACCACCACCACGACCAGCCAAGTAGTGCCCACAGAACAGCCGATACCGCAAACTTCACCATCGCCACAGACTACCGAGGACACCACCACGACCAGCGTTCCCCTGACCACCACCAGTCAGGCTGCGACCACCAGTTCCAGTGTCCCCGTATTGCCCTCCAGCAGCCTTCCTGCTGCGTCGGAAAGTTCTGCACCCACTCCCACGACCCTGCCACTTTTCTTTTCCCCTGCGCCTTCCCCTGTGGAGACAGTGCTTGTCACCGATACCCAACTGGAAGCACCACCAGCAGATGCAAGTGAGGAAGAGAAACAACAGTTCGAGGAACAGGTGAACATCTTTGATGGTTCACACGATGACTATGTTCCGCTTGGATCAAAGATCACTGTGGCAGAACGACGCACGATTGTTGCAGCAACTACGATTCTGATCGCATTGCCATCACCTACTGCTTCAAGGCGACGAACATGAAGAAACTGCACGACTACCTGATAGAGAACGCATGGGTGTGGGCAGGCACAGGACTGGTGTTGCTGACCTTGAGTGGGACTACTTTGCGTCAAGCGTTATGGATAACCTGTGCGACGGTGATGATCCACTTCTTCGCCACGATGATGAAAGAGAGTGATGACCAATGAAGAAGATCCAAGACATCGGAGGGCGCATCGTTGCCCTGTTCCTTACGAATGCGCTCGGTGTGATCACTGGTGCTGCTGTGATCGCCCCCGAGATGGCGGTGTGGAAGTCTGCGCTGATTGCTGGTGCTGTGTCTGTGTTCAAGGTGGTCGAGTCTTTGGCTCGTGCCAGTGTCGATGGTGTGCTCACCAAGGATGAGATCGATGCTGCGTTTGGTGCGACTCCTGCCAAGATTGCTGCGAAGAAGGCTGCCAAGAAATGAAGCGACCGTACACGGGGTTCAATGGCAACGCTGCTGGTGAACATCCGCAACTGACTGCACTGATCAAGCAGGTCACGAAGCATTTTGATGCGATCTGGAATAACGGGTCGTTTGGTGTGCGCAACATGAAAGGAAAGACTTCCCCGAGTGTGCACTCAACAGGTCGTGCAGTGGATCTGTCGTATCGGAACATGGGTGATGGCAAGCGTGGCAAACCGAAAGGTGGGCGCAAGCAGGCACGAGAAGCCATGCAGTATCTGATCACTCATGCTGATGCACTTGGCATCGAGATGATCATCGATTACTTCCCGAGTCCTTGGGGCAGGGCTGCACGATGCGATCGTGACATGGCATGGAAGAAGTACGACAAAAAGACTGTGAGTGGTGCACCGAATGGCGACTGGTTCCATGTGGAGGTCGATGGGAAGAAGTCTGTGCCTGAGATCAATGCTGTGTTCGAGGCGCATCCTCCTGTGGTGTCACCGCCTCCTGCTGCGTAGGGCTGTTTATGGATCAGGGACTCGCTGCGATCATCGTTGCTGGAATCACAGCATTCGGGGGTGTGGTGGTGGGGTTCATGCAGTCTTTCCGCAAGCAGCAGAGAGAAGCCGTGGAAGAGAACAGGCACGATCACGCAATTGTGCAGGGACAATTGTCGATGATCTATCGACAAGTTTCCCGAATTGACGATAAACTTGAGAAGCATTTAGAACAACACGAAGAAGGAGAAAACAGTGGGCAATCTAAGAAACGAAGTTTTGGCTGAGCCAGTAGGCAAGCAAGGACGCAAACCAATCATCGAGAAGATCGTCAAGACATTCAGCAAAGAAGAACTGAAGGAACTTGTCGAACTGCTGGATGACTCAACGATTACGGGTCGAGCAATCTGCACAGTGCTGAACAAGAGAGGCATCGACATTTCGGAAGCCACCTTGTATCGCTACCGTCAGTCGGGGGCGCATCGTGACCTTGCATGAGGAAGTTGAAGGGATGCAGGCAGATGACTCTGCGCTGCGCCGTCAGCGTGATCAGTACGCACGACAGAACCAGCAACTGAAAGAACGCATCGGTGAACTGGAGAATGTGCTCGGCATCGTAGAGCGAGCCGAAAGCAGTGACCTGCAGCCTCCGATGTGGCTTGCACCAGCCAAACCAAAAAGCAGTGCAGCAACTCTGGTCGTGATGCTCAGTGACACACACTTCGACGAGGTGGTGAATCCTGACGAGATGGAAGGGCTGAATGCCTACAACCGAGAGATCGCTGTGATGCGCCTAGAAAGGTGGACACAGAATGTGATCAAGTTGGCACGGCACTATCTGTCTGGTGTGACATACGACGGCGTGGTGGTGATCCTTGGTGGCGACATCTTCACTGGTGACATCCATGAAGAACTGTCCATCACTAACGAGGACACGATGATCGGGTCACTGCTCTACTGGTCAGAGCAACTGTCGGCTGCGATTGACCTGCTCGCCAAGGAGTTCAAGAAGTGCCATGTGGTTTCTGTAGTGGGCAATCATGGTCGCACCACTAGGAAGCCACGCATGAAGCAGAGAGTGCGCACGAACTTCGACTGGCTGCTGGCAAAGATGGTCGAGCGACACTTCTCCAAGGACAAACGAGTGTCGTTCACTGTGCCTGAGTCAGCCGATGCACTGATCCACATCTACGAGCACGGTCATCTGGTCACGCATGGCGATCAGGTGTCTGGCGGTGGTGGGATTGGTGGCATCTATCCGCCGATCATGCGCATGAGGGCACGAAAGCATCAGCGATACATGGCTACAGGCAAGTCGTTCCAAACTTTGTGGCTCGGTCACTGGCATCAATACCTATCGACACCATCGATGATTGTGAATGGCTCGATGAAGGGCTTCGATGAATACGCACTGCTCATGGGGTTTGGGTTTGAGCAACCACAGCAGGCACTCGCAATTGTGACACCCGAAAAGAACATCACATTTCAAGCACCTGTGTTCTGTATGGATCGCAAAAGGGAGAAGTGGTGAGCAAGCGCACCGTTGTCTGGGTGAAGTGGGCTGATGCACACACTTCCGAATCTGGGTGGTTGGACATCGACGAGTACGATGACGATGGCGAAACGATTGTCGATACCGTTGGGTTCTTGATGTCGTATCCTGATCAGGGCTCAAAGAAGGATCACATCACTGTGTGGCAAACCTTGTGCGATGGCGATGGGATTCATGCAATGCACATTCCAGTTGGGATGGTGCGCTCGATGGTGGTGCTGAATCCTCCTGCTAACTGAGTGCCTTCGGGTGCGTTATGGTGTGGGGTGCACGGGGTGTTCTCCTTCTCCGCCTTGTGTTCGGGTTGAGTCTCCCTGCCTTTGATCGGGTGGGGAGACTCCCTGAAACGCTTACTGCGTAAGGCTCAAAATAGTTCTTGCAATTATCCTCAAAGTGTGGTTAGACTTCTTGCATCAGGAAAAAGCCTGAACAAACAAGGAGGAAACATGGAAACAGCAGTGAAGCAAGAAACACCACAGGTGGGAATGTCTGTGTCGATGCACATCGGAAGCGACTCGTATCACGAGATCGTTGTCAAGACGGAGCGCAATGCCAAGGTCATCTACACAATGTCGGCAGGTGTGATCTTCCGTGCATTGACCTGCACCCTTGAGGAATGGAACAGCAGAAGCCCAGAAGCAAAGAAGATGCTTGCTGCCAATGTGTTCGTGAATCGAATTGCCTCAGAACTTGCTTCTGGAGAAAGTCTCGAAGAGGCGATGCGCCAGAACACTGACTGCTACACCTACAGGGCAACTGGTCGCAACGCAGGTCGCTATGTGGAGAAGGGTTCAGATCACTGCAGGTTGAAACTGAACAGCCAGTATCACTACATGGATCCGTCGTTCTAAGGCGAAACCCCTTCGGGGGTCACTGTGGGATGGCTGCCCACAGTCTGAAGAGCCAAGCCAAACCAAAGGAGGAAACATGGACAGGAAGTGGAACGCAGGCATCGACAGCAAAGGTGCGATGCGGTCAGGCAATGCAGGGCTGCGATCACTGTTAGCGAAAGCAGCAACAGCACTCAAGCATGAAGAGTGGGAGAATGTCGCAGCCATCTACAACGAGATGACCTCGCTCGCATCCAGCCTCGCTGAGAGTGCACGAATCAACTCTGAACGAGTCGATGCAGAGATGCTCGCTGGCAAGGTGTTCGAGTACGAGATCTACACACGATGAACCTCGATCTGATTGAACGGCGAGGGCGACTCTCGTACATCATTGGCACTGATGTGCACACGGTCGATGGTCACTTCAGACTGTCTCTGGATCATCAGACGATTGAGGCAAGGAAGGTGCGAGGGCGGAATCGCTGGAGGCTGTGCAGTCGGTCTGCTGTGGTGATGTTCACTGAGATCAGGGAGTGGGAGAAGTGAACTCGTGCAAACCCTTACCACGCAAGGATCAAAAAGATCCTTGGAATTGTCCTCAGGATGTGCTTAGAATGGGGGTATGGAAAAGGGAGGACAGATGAACGGAGTCCAGTGCAGCAAGTGCTTGGAAGATGGGCTCGAGTGGATGATCAGCAAGGCTGGCAACCGCTACCTTGCCGCTCGCACGGAGATCGCTGGCGAGACTCGTTCGGTGTGTGCAGTGATCTATCCAGCACACCGATGCACAGATGATGCTGAATTGATCAACCTGCGCAAGCAGGCACATCAGGAGCGTCTCGCTACTGGTGCACTGATCAAGGGACAGACAGTCACTGTCACCCGTGGTCGCAAGGTCGCAGTCGGCACAGAAGGAAAGATCTTCTGGGTCACCCCACAGCATGACGGATACGGAGTGATCAAGGCTGGAGTGATCGATACGAACGGTGTGAAGCACTATGTGAACATCGAATACCTAGAAGCAACTAACAAGGGAGAGGAAGCATGAAACCATTAGAGACAGTGCAGGAAGCCATCAAGGAGTACGGGCGACCGTTGTGGGTGGCTCATGTGCCACAGGGCATCAGGGTGCAGGTTCCAGTTCAGGAACTGGCACGACTGCTGGCTGAAGCACACACCAGCCCATCGACAGTGACACGCACTGACCAGTACGAAAGCATCGTGAAGTGGTGTCGAGGCAGAGTGTTTGAGGAAGTGACCATCGCTGACCTCGAATCTGTGTCTGGTTTGTCTGCACCTTCAGTGCGCAAGTTCATTGGTGAGCGACCAGACATCTTCCGCAAACTGCGTCGTGGTGTTTGGGAGATCCGTGATCCAGAAGCAGACAGGGAAGCAGACCGTCGATGAGCATGAAAACTTACTACGCAGCACGATGTGACAAGTGTGGCGAAGAGGACGAAAGCCTATGGGACACCACTCGAGAGGCAAATGCCTTTCTGGTGGACAAGGGGTGGCTGGTCGATGGCGATGACCACATCTGCAACAAGTGCCACAGAAAACTTTGGGACACCCCTAGGGCAAACTGATCGAAACAACAAGAGAGAAGGAGACAACAAGTGCAGGTGTTAGCCAAAGCAAAGCATGGATCGCTGGAGTGGCTGCAAGCCCGATGGCGAGATGAGCAGGGAAGGTGTTTGTTCGGTGCTTCAGATGTTCCAGTGTTGATGGGTGCATCGCCTTACAAGAAGCGCAGTGAACTATTCGCAGAGAAACTGCAGCCACCAACAGTGCAAGAAGAAACAGCAGTGTTCCGTCGTGGCAATGTGCTCGAGCCAGCACTCTTGAGTGAGGCTGCACACATTCTGCAGAGGGCGATTCACACTCCTGAAGTGATCTACAGGAAGGATCGACTGTCTGTGTCTTTGGATGGCGTGGACTCCACAGAGCATCCATCAGTGGTGGTGGAAGCCAAGACAACTACTCGTTACAGCATCCACGACTCGTCTGATCTTCCGCAGGAATGGCTGTGGCAAGGTTGGGCACAGCAGGCAGTGCTGAATGTTCCAGTGTGGTTCGTTGTGCTGGATCGTGACCTGCGGATCTCGTGTGTTGAGTTGCCAGAGAATGCTCGTGCAGTTGATTCACTGCTGATGGAGGCAGAACTGTTCGGGCAGTGGGTGGATGAGAACACGCCACCGATGGAAGAACTGGATGCGTTCAGTGCTGATGACATTGCTCGCATCTGGACTGCAACACCAGAGAGCACTGAACTCGATCCGAACTCTGCACCACTTTGGCTGGATCAGTTGCAGGCTGCGAGAGCAATGGCAAAAGAGGCTGAGCAGATGGAGTCAGAAGCCAAGGATGCACTGGCACGAATGCTTCTCAGTAGTGAAGTGGGCACGATCAATGGTGTCCCTGTGATCACTTGGAAGCAGCAAGCAGGCAAACGATCACTGGACACGAAGCGATTGAAGGCTGAACTGCCTGATGTTGCTGCACAGTTTGAGCGTGAAGGCTCACCGTTTAGAGTGATGCGTGTCGTTGGCAAGGTGCAGTGATGGTCAAACTTGTTTTGATGTTGCTATGCAACGAATGTGGTGAAGGCTTCTGGGATGAGTCTGCACAGTCAGTGAACGAGTTGCGTGATCTCGCACACAACAGAGGATGGAAAGAAAAGCAAAATGACATTGATCTTTGCGAACAGTGTCGTCACATAATCAGCAGAGAAGGAGAATAGGAATGGCATTCAACATGGATGGGTATGTCGATGTCGCAGAGCGCATCAGACAACTCAGAGAGAAGCACCCCGAAGCAGTGCTGCGACCTTGGAATCCCGATGAACCTTTCAAGGTGATGAGCATCGGTAATCGTGAGTTCATCGTGTACACGGCTGCATGCTTCAGGACACCTGATGATCCGATGCCTGCTGTCGCTGTTGCTGCAGAACCTGCAGTCGGCAAGACAAATTACACACGGGACAGTGAAGTGATGAACGCCGAAACATCAGCGTGGGGCAGAGCGATTGTGGCTTGCCTTGCAGCAGACACACAGAAGATCGCTTCGCTGGATGAAGTGCGCAACCGCAGGGCTGATGAAGTTCCTGCAGCACCAACACATCCGAGCAAGGGTGTGCGACCACCTGTGTTTGAGAAGCCTGAAGAGGCAGTGCAGATGCTGGTGGACAAGTTCGGTGGTGAAGTAGTGGATGATGCGCCCTCCGCAAACATCCGCAAGATTGCCAAGGCAACTCAGGCACAGAAGGGACTGATAAGCAAACTGGCGAAGGAAGTATGCGATGGTGATGTGCAGCCACTCATCACTGAACTGTTCGGCAATGTTGGGCTGAATGATCTTGCGTCACCGCAAGCCTCTACGCTCATCAAGGCATTGATCGAACGGAAAGAAAACAAATGACTTCACCGCTACAAATACCCGACCCACGCTGGCTGGAATGGCTTGCCGTGTTGGGCAGGGTGGTGAACAGTGCACGACTTGTCACAGCGTTCGATGGAACTGATCGACAGTCACTGGATCAACTGCGTGATGCGCTGTACGAGTTCGGCATCATCGATGAAGAGTTGAGTAGGAGTGAGCAAGATGAAGCGTGACCACTGGAGAGAAGATGCAAAGTGCTTGGATCAACCGACACACATCTTCTTTCCAACTGGCAGAGGCACTGGAGAAGAACGATGGGATGCTGCGAAAGCAATCTGTCAATCGTGCACTGTGAAGAGGCAGTGCCTGAGTCTGGTGATCAGGTTGGAAGAGCACGATGATCGTTGGGGTGTCTTTGGTGGGCTGTCACCGATGGAGCGCAGAGTCGTGAGGGCACAGAGAAAGCGAAGTGCGTGATGGTCGTGATTGGTGTGCGTTCCTATGTGTGCCAGTGCAGAGCACCTGTACCAGCGAACCCGATGTGTGGAGACAAAGGAGTCGAGGACGATGAATGAAAAGATCCATTTAGAGAAGCCTGATCTGGTTGCGCATTTGACTGTGCCAACAGATGATCGCAAGGGCGACTGCCAAGGCAACCGTGACAAGTGCAGCCTGCCTGAGTGCCCGAAGTTTGGTTTGTTGGGCAAAGCAGGGCGTGATGGGAAACGCCGTGTAAAGGGATGCAACGATCCTGTGGCGAGAGGCAAAAGAAACCGTGCAAAGGGTGACAGCAAAGCAAGAAAGGCAAGACGCATGCTCGGTCTATCTGCAACAGGTAAAGCAGGGACACGACACGAAGAGCATTGGGGAGGCATGCTGCGAGTCGAAGTGAAGGCTGGTGCTCAGGTGCATGCCATTGCAACGAGGTTCAATAATGCAAAAGCACAGAGTGATGAAGCCAAAGCACTTGGAGATGTGCGCCCCTTTGCGATGATAGCGATGCCTGACGGCAGTTCAGATGGGATCGTGTTGATGACTCTTCAAGAGTTCTCAGACATTCTTGCGTGTATTGATCCGCAGTGAGCAAGGTATTCGACCAGAGACACTACGACCAAGACGACAACGCCAAGCACGATCTGATCGATTGGCTGGAGAAGCAAAAGGGGTTCATGGCGTGGGTGAATGATGACCAGTACGGCATTGATGTGCAAGCCATACGCAATGGGGAACAGTTCGAGTTCGAGGTCGAGGTCAAACACAATTGGGACACAAACGCATTCCCGTTTGACACTGTGCACTGGTCGGCAAGAAAACTGAAGTTCGCAAAGCCATCGAAGTTGAATTGGTTTGTGATGTTCAACAATGCTCGCACACGAGCACTGTTCGCTAGTGGCGAGGTTCTTTTGTCCTGTCCTGTGGTGATCAAGAATACGAAATACACGCAGGGCGAAAAGTTTGTGGAAGTTCCGTTGTCGAGATGTATCTTTAGAACCATGAAGGAGGGTGTGTGACACCAGCGCAAATCGAGGGGATGATTGATCGGATCTGTGGTATCTATCCGACGAATAATGTGTATCGAAAAGGGATGCGTAGCACTTGGAGTCAAGACGACTTCCTGTTGAGTGTCGATGTGGATGATGCTCGCAAGGTGATGGATCTCGTCGAGGTTCATGGGAAGGTGCCTTCGCTGCCTGAGATCAAACAGATGTTGCGAATGATGTGGAACAAGTCTGCAACGCATCAGCCGATTGTGGTGAAGTGCGAGATCTGTGCAGAGAGTGGTTGGGACACAGGGATTCGTTTGAAGAAAGATCCGACAGCGATGTACGGGTGTGTCGTTAGTGAGTATGTGACCACCGAAGAGTTTCTGGGCAACACCTATTCGGTCGTCAGACCGTGTGCATGCCCGAATGGTCAAGAGCGAGCACAGGTTCTGCGGACTCTGAAGCGTTCCTGATTAGCAAAGACAACTGAGAAGAAGAACACGACCTAGCAGGGGTTGCGCCTTGTGTGGATGACACTCGGAAACGAGGGTAGATCGCCCTGCGCTTGAACATGAAGGACGAGATGGAATACGCAAGAGGGCGAGGCACTGTGCAGTTGGTTTTGGGTATCGGAGTGAGGCATCCCGATGGGAGGAACAAACCAGAGTCTGCTGCTAAGGTCAAAGTGACACGCCGACATGATGGCGAACGATGTGCGCACAGATGATGCGCTGCGGATGACTCCACTAGGGAGATGACAGAACACACAAAAGAGTTCTACATACACACATTCAGAGAGAAGGAGGAAGGCGAATGTTCATGAAAAAATTGGTTGCGATGTTGGTGTTGAGTGTTGGTGGATTTATTGGAATCGCCCACGCTGCTGAAGCACCGACAGACTTGAAAAGTTCACAACAGATGGTGTGGTTGGTTTACGATGCGAAAAGTAGTCATGTGAGCCAACAATTCGTTTCGTTGGTGCCGACTGTGTTCCGTCATGGTGACTGTTCATGGGTTGAGCCTGTTGCTCTTGAGGCTGGATGGCGCAAACAGGATCTGACAAAATTGATTCACATCATCAAGCGTGAATCTGGTTGCTGTCCTCGTCGCATTGGTGGAAGCGTGGTGGACAAGAACTGCAACACGATTCGCATGGCAACTTGGAAACACCCAAGTGATTCAGGACTGCTGCAGATCAATGGCGTGCACTGGAAACAGGATCATGCGCAGTACCACGGACTCGTGTGCGAGCGAATGGGTGTGTGCACTCAGGAACCATTGCTCGACCCTCTGACCAACTTGAAGGCTGGTCGTTTGCTGTTCGAGGTTGCTGGCTGGTCGCCTTGGAGAGTGGGTTAGGAGGCTTCCAGATCGTTTGGAAAGTGTCTGGGGTGGGGTGTTTGGGCAAGATTTTTTCCAAGTTTTTTCTGCGCCTTACTGCGTAAGGGTTTGACGGCATGCCATTCTTGGTTTGATTCTTGGAACTGTCCTCACAGTCTGTATGCTGGAGACATGAACAGCACCACAACATCACGCCTTGCCAAGTACCGCACCGCAGACGGCACCCTTTGGAGGGCTGCAACTGCTGACGAGGTTGCTGCTCAAATTGAGCATGATGCAACTCGTCGCCTGAGCACACTTGAGCGTTCACGCCCAAAGCGCAAGAGCACACGGACTCACCTTGACCTTGTGCCACTTGTAGGAATCAAAAAGTTCGCTTGGATGGAACCTCATGCACTTGTTGATCTGGTCGGAATAGATGGCAGGACTTCAGTGATTCAGGTGCGCATGAGTGATCTGGAGGTTCTCTAGAAGGCGAAACGCTCGCAAGAGTGTCTGTGTGGGATCGCTGCCCACGCACTGAAGAGCCAAGCGAAACAAAAGGAGAAACAAGATGGAAGCAGCAGTGAAGTTTCAAGTAGGTCAGGAACTGGCAACACGATCATTCGCTGATTGGGATTGCATCTTCCGCTTCAAGGTTCTCAGCCGTACCGCCAAGTTCGTCACCTTGGAATACTACGGAGAGCCAAAGCGAGTCGGCATCAAGATCGATCGAGATGGCGTCGAATACTGCTTGCCACTCGGCAACTACTCGATGGCAGCAGTCGTCAAGGCAAACAGCACCAACATCTGAACCAGCCAATACACTCAACAAAGGAAAGAGGGGAAACGAAATGGCAACCAAAACAAAGAAGCATGAGTGCCCGTATTGCGATCAGTCATTCATCAAACTGAACGACAAACTGATCCACTTCCACCAACAGCACCTGCACAAAGACACCGACATGCGACGCACCGTGTCCTGCTGGTCATGCGCAAAGCAGGTTCACATAGATCACACCCACTGCAGCCACTGCGGATGGGAACGATCAGAAGCACACAAGAAAGGGACACAAAATGTCGCCTAAAGAGATCAACAAGAAACAGCACCTAGACAACATCGAGATCGTGGACACACCACACCTAGCGATCTACGAGTTGAAACTGGTCGTCGCAATGGAAGAATACGACGAGGCAGATCCCATCACCGCAGGCGAATGGCTCATCAACCTTCTCACGCTCGCTGCTGATGGAGTGGACATCAAGATCGAAGCATCCGAGTTCATGCGCTGCTGCATCACCAACGAAGAACGCAGAGTGCACCTGTGCACAGTTGAAAGGGTGGAAGCATGAGTGAAGCAACACAGGAAGGAATTGTGATGATGTTTCTGCTGGTCGGTATGGTCATCGTGTGGGGCATCTGGCTAACGAAGATGCTGCGCAAGTGGGCTGATGAGGAAGTCCGTTGGGCTGCACGACATGAGCAGATCCGACTGATGGAACAACGCCGACACGAAGCGAGGAACTACCGCAAGCACGATTAGTATCAACGATCTCCCTTGGCAAGCAGCGCACACCCGACACGGTTTCCCCCTCCTTTTCCGTGTGAGTGTGACCACCTGCAATGGTGGCAAGGGATCTAATCCAGAGAGAGGAACAACACGATGACACTGAATGACCTCAACAACGCTGTGAAGTTTCTGCGCAGGCTAAGCGTTGGACAGATGGAGGTCGATGCGCTGATCAAAACAGTCGAAGCATTAGAAGCCGAAATCGAAAAGAGAAAGAGGAAGAAGTGAGCGAATCAGACCGAACCGAAATCCAGTATTGGCAGAGCGTTGTAGATGATCTCAGGGTGTCAGGAGATGCACTGAGAGAACAACTAGAAGCACTACGCACAGAGAACGAAGGACTGCACCTGCAGAACAAGATGCAGGAAGAAGAGTTGAAGCAGTTGCGTTCAATGCTGCAGAGAATCCAAATCGCCATGTCGCAAGGTGTTGAATTGTGACGAGCCTCACCCCACAGTTCGCCACTGTGCTTGCTGACCAAGACGGACACGCAAGGTGGACAACGACACTGTGCAACTACGACACAGGCAACAAGCCAGTCGATGTGCTCATCACGCTGTTCTGTGATGGCACGATGCATCTCGCTACACGACCAACCAGCCAACCAGACTGCACATGGTCGCCACCTGCAGAGGCTGAACGCACCTGATGTGGTCGTGGCTGCTGGCAGGAGTCGGCATCGCAGGGATGGTGTTTGTGGGTCAGAAACGCTGGCAGGCATTCGTCTGGATGATCGGTGTCGAATGTCTGTGGATTATCTACAGCCTCGACACAAAGCAGCACGGCTTCATCCTTGGATCACTGGCGTACATGACCGTTTATGCTCGCAACGCAACACGATGGAGGAAGCATGATCAGAGAAGAACTACAGCACCTAGCAATTGACCTAGACGACCTGCACCCACATCCACGCAATGTCCGCCAAGGTGATGTCGGTGCGATCTGTGAATCCTTGAAAGCGCATGGACAGTACCGAGCCATCGTGTATCAGCAATCAACGAAGCGCATCCTCGCAGGCAACCACACATGGCAAGCAGCAAAGGCATTGGGATGGAAGCAGATCGCTGCTACGCCAGTTGTCTGTGACGATGAGCAAGCACTGCGCATCCTGCTGATTGACAACCGCCTGAACGACCTCGCTGACTACGACACAGCAGAACTGGCATCTATCCTGCAGGAATTGGAAGCCACATCAGCAAAACTGGATGGCACAGGATTCGATGGCGACTCACTGGATGAACTGCTCGCTGATGTTGCATCAGACAAAGCACTACAAGATCAGGTCGATGCGTACACCCAACTGATCAAGGTTCCACAGTATGAGATCGTTGGTGAAGAACCAGCAGTGACAGAACTCTATGACTCAACAAAGTGCGAAAAGTTCTTCAGGAAGATCGAGAAGGCAAAACTGCCTGATGACATCAAAGAGTTCCTGCGCCTAGCAGCGACACGACACATCGTGTTCAACTACAGCAAGATCGCAGAGTTCTACCCACACCAAACCAAAGAAGTGCAGCAACTCATGGAGGAATCAGCACTCGTGATCATCGACGCAGATGACGCAATCGCCAACGGGTACGCCATCTTCGCCAGAACCATGACCGATCTACTGCATCAGGACTCAGAGGAATGACCACAGACAACTTCGCCATGCTGATACTGAGCCACGGCAGACCGAACAAAGTCACCACCCTCGACACACTCAGACGCTGCGGATACACAGGCAAGGTGTTCATCATCATCGATGACGAGGACAGCACCGCAGATCAATACCGCAGAACATTCGGTGACGACAAAGTGATCCAATTCAACAAGACAGAAGTCGCAAAGACATTCGACACCTGCGACACCAGCACAGACAAACGCACCATCGTTTATGCACGAAACGCCTCATTCCAGATAGCCAAAGATCTTGGGCTCGACTACTTCATGCAACTCGATGACGACTACCTGTCGTTTCAGTACCGCTACCCAGAGGAAAACAAACTGAAGGTGATTGAGTCCCGATCAATGGATGCAGTCGTCGCAGCCATGATCCAGTTCCTCAAAGCCAGTGGTGCAGCCACATTCGCTATGGCACAGGGCGGAGACTTCATAGGTGGCGTACAAGGCAACGCAGCACACAAACCACTACTACGCAAAGCCATGAACTCCTTCCTATTCAAGACAGACTCGCCCACCAGATTCGTAGGCAGAATCAATGAGGATGTGAACACCTATGTGATCCAAGGCATGCGAGGAGATCTGTTCCTAAGCACGACCGCCATCATGCTCGTGCAGCAGCAGACACAGAAGAACTCAGGAGGAATGACCGACACCTACCTAGAGAGTGGGACATACCTGAAGTCGTTCTACACAGTGATGCTCGCACCGTCGTGCACCACGATCAGGACTATGGGCACACACCACCTACGCCTGCACCACCACATCAGGTGGGATAACGCCGTACCGAAAATCATCAACGAGAAACACAGGAAGCATCATGCCTAGGGGTAAGCCCTGCCTGACCTGTGGCACAGTCACCACCACAGGCAACCGATGCCAACTCTGCCAACAGCAGTGGAACCGACAACACCCGAAGAAGCCAAGACCGCACTACGCAGGCGACTACAAGAAGAGAGCGAAACTAGTGAGAGACACAGCCCAAGTGTGCTGGCTCTGTGGCAAAGGCTCACAGCCAGATGATCCTTGGACAGCCGACCATGTGATAGCAGGGGATCCACAGTCCCCACTCGCAGCAGCCCACAGATCGTGCAACAGTCGGCGTGGCAACCGATGACCACCACAGGTGGGGGTGCAGTCTTTTTTTCGCAAACGCTGTCGCCCGTTAC